CTTCGGATGCAATATCTATTTCTTTACCTTTTAATTTAATTTTAGTTTTAAGATCTTGTCTGTTTTGTAGATTAGCAAAAGCTTGGCCAGTAGGATCTCTAAAACCTCTTGCAATATTACCTATGGTGCTTCCTCCTCCACGTTCGCTTAGTGTACCTAAACCACCTTGAATTAATAATTGAGCCACAGGGTCTATTGCACCTTCGCCTATAGATTCCATTGCAGTCGCTACATATTCATCCCCTGGTGATCTGTCGTCTAAAGTAATAGAAGATCGTAATGACGGTTGAATACCTTGAGTCATAGCTCTATCCATTTGTAATACGTTTTGAAAAGGGTTACTTCCTATGTTATATTCTTCTCTATCAGTGATACCATCCATAATACCTCCCATAGAGCTACCACCTTTTCTAAACATAGGTCTTTTGTATATTTTACTCATTATCGTGTTAGCCTATATATTCCAGCCAATGTTGATCCAATACCCAATGCAGATTGTAATGGACTTATACTTGGAATTTGTTGTGTTTGTGTAGCTGCAGGATATCCTGAGATTAGGCCCATGATGCCTGAACCCAGAGTCTGTGCTGCTGTTAAAGGTTGTTGTTGCTGAGCTTGAGCCAAAGCTTGTTGAGCCGTTAACCCTGCTTGTGCTCTTGCTTGCTGTTGCGAACCTAAAGTAGTTAAGCCAGCAATCTGCTGACCTTGTAATGATGGCGCTAACTGAGCTAATTGAGACTGTTGTTGAGCCAAAGCTTGTTGTTGATTAAATGCGTTTGAGGCAGCTTGTTGAGCCTGAGTAAAACCTTGTTGTAATAATTGTGCTTGTAAAGCTGCACGGTTTCTATCTTGATTAGATAAAAACTCTGCTCTTTGAACACCTTCTCTCCCCCCACCTAAAACACCTGCGGCTGTAGCTTGAGCTGCAATAGAAGGTAAACCTCTTGCTGTTTGTCTGTCAAACTCTGCAAGTGTTGTATCAATAACATCTTGTTGAAAAGGGGATGTGAATTGTTGAAAAGCTTGTGGCCCTACAAATTGACCTGCTTGTTCAGCTTGTGTAGCAGCTGTTTGTAAAAAAGGTGCGAACGAACCAAGACCTGATGCAAGTTGTTCAGCATCTAATGTAAGCTGCCCTGGACCTGCCACGAACTGTGGTCCTAATACTTTAGAAAGATCAGCTTGTTTAAAACCGCCAACGGCTTGTTGTAATTCTCTTAAAAATGGTTTTGCCGCAGCTTCAATAAACGGTGCTGGTTGTGTTATGTTAGTTATCGTTTCGGCCATTACGCTATTTTACTCTCCAATTTTTTCATTGTATCGTACATAATTTGAGCACCTTTGTCGACGCTTCCGCCTCCAGCAGCTCTCACTGCATCTGCTGTAAATACAAATTCGTTATTTGATAACATCGCTGGGATATCATCCGCTTTTTCTTTTACACCAACTGGTGGTATAAATCCACCTGTTTCTCTTAAATCTAATTCTTTTACACCTTTAGAATTAATATTAATTGGCAGGCTTTCTATACCTGCTGCCAGCTCTACCTTCTCATCTGTTCCCCTGGCCAAACCTATACGACCACCGTCAGCTTCATTTTTTCTCATCATATCTGCTTTATCTGCAAACATATCATCTAATTCTCTTATTGCTCTTTTGTACACCGACATTTGTTGAGAGCTGGTTAGGTCAGAATAATCTTTATCATAAATCTCACCTGCTAATTCATCAGCTATGTCTTGTATTTTATCTTTGTAAGAGCCACCAGCAAAACCTATACGACCACCTGTAGCAGCGGTTGCTCTATAAGGCTCCATATCTAGTCTTACTCTCTCTTCTATTTCTTCCTGATCATATCCAAGATCTGCATAATTTTGTCTTAACTCAGCTTCGATCTCATTAATCTCTTCTTCTGTTCTACCATCTATTTTTTTTAGAGGATCAGGTAAATTAGCTCGTTGGATTGCATCTAATCCAAATCCAATACCTGTCCCAACACCCACATCTCTTATAATTTTACCTAAAGCGTTTTCGGTAAAAAAACTACCTATTGCTCCTTTAGCAGCTGGAGATAAAAGACCAGTCATACCAAATGCTCCTTGAGGTAAACCAAAAGCTCCTAACGCAAGTAAACCTACCTTACCAGCATCTGACTTAACTAATTTTTTTATAGGTTTAGTTATAGATTTAACTAAACTACCTAATCCATATTGTTGCCGTGCTTGTTGTGCTCTTGATATTGCCATAGTTTTGCCTAAATTTTAATAGTGTAGCAGGCATAGAAAACCTGAATATAGCAGTTTATTTGATTTTTTTAGTATCGTCAACTGGTTTTAAGATATCAAAAAACCTACCGCAATATTGATATTCACCAACATGGGTTATGTAATCCATTATATAGATGTATAATTTACCACCCATATCTGTCCATCTTTGACAAAAACCAAAGTCTTCACCAAAACAACGCTTGGTCTCTGGATCGTGAATAGTATCAAAAAAGTTATAAAAGTTTTGTTTTTTGACCTCTTTACCATTTATGTTAGTTGGTTGAAATATCTCTAGTTCTGGGTAGTGTTTTATCATTTTTTCTAATACACTTCTTTTGATTAGCATGCAGCCTGTAGGTGCATGAGTGACCTCAACCACACCGTCGTTTGAGGATATGTTTTCTTGGTCATCTAGTTTTATCGGAAAAGTCAAACCAGGAGCTTTTAGTGCTTGTGCAGATGCAGCTTTATCTTTTTGATTCCAGACTTTGTCCCAATCAAAAGACTTCATGGGATATGGGCAAGAGATTATATCTTTGTCTGCTTTTAATAGTTTTTCGATTGTTGAAAAATTAAAGTCTATATCCGAATCTATAAATAATAAATGTGTGTATCCATCTTGATGATTTAACGTTTCAGCCACACATAGATTTCTGCCCTGTGTTACTAAAGAAGATTTCATTAAAGTAAAACTAACTAAAATATTTCTATTAATACACTCTTGTTGAAACTTTAAAACAGCTTGACAATAATGCATGGAGACATCGCTATGCACCGGAGTGCATACCATTATCTTGTGAGGAGATTCTCCAAGATGTACTGTTTTTACATTACCTTTCTTTTCGTGGCTCGTAAACCATATCGGCTGATTTGGATCTTGCATCTATTACTCCTTTTAAAAATGTTGTCCATTGAATTCCAATCTTACCCCAGCCATAATAAATATTAGCGTATGCTGATTGAGATTCTAAATGATTATGTATTTGTTTCGCATGAATAGTCTTAGCTGCTTGTTCTATTGCAAAACCAAATTTTTGAGCTAACGCTCTATTGTTATCTTCATATGGAACATACATTGGAAACTCTGCGCCTGTTTCATACAAAGCACCATAGTCAGTGGTTATACAATATAAACCAGCTGCCATACACTCTAATAAAGATATACAAAATGTTTCTTCAAATATACTAGGATACACATACATGTGATAGTTTTTTAAATTTTCTTTTATGTATCTGTTGGATTTATATCCTATGTAATTTACATTAGGTAAAGATTCTGCTTGTGCATAAAGTTCTTTATAATGTTTATCATTCTGATCGTAAAAATCTTTTCCATAAACTTCTGTAGAAGAATACACATCTAAAGTTATTAAAGGATTCTTTACCAACTGCATGGCTCCTAACAAAACTGACAAACCACGCCAAGGTGTGTTTTGATGAATTATTTTTATAGGGTCTCCCTCTTGATAAGGAGTAGATTTTTCTATTTTGTCTATACCATTTTTTATAACTACACATCTATTTGTAGGAACGTTAAAATGATTTCTATATTTTTCGTAAGTCCAATGAGAGTTAAATACATACCAATCATACTTGCTGTGGTTGGCTGGGTTTTTAAACCAGGGTGCTAAATTAGGTTGATCGTAAGAATTTTTTTGCCAAAGAATATTTGGTTTAGTTGGATGTAAAGGTATTTTTTCTGGAACGGATGTACATATCTGCACCTGATCCAATAAACTTTTATCGACGTATTTTTCTAAATACTCGAATTGTAATTCTGTTCCACCCTTAGGGTTTTGATTTAGGTTTTGTGTTGTCATTCATTACTTTCTGAAATACTTCTAATCCTTTATTGGTAACTTGTACGGTTACATCTTGAACAATATCAGGTCCTTCCATTTTCTCAGAAGAAGTTTCACCTGTCTTTGTGTTCCTGTAAGTAGTTATAGTCGTACAGTCTATCTTTATAGTATTATCCGTTTTCATTCTCTCTATTTATCAAAGCATAACTTATGGCACCTTGTATTGTATTACTGCCTGTTGCTGCCTGCACTGTTATAGCATCACCTGCTTCTAAATTCAAGCCTTGAGGTGTGGCATTTACTTGCGATTTAGCCGCCACCTCATCTCTAAAAAATTCATATTCAGTGTTTGAATCAGACGAATCAACTAAATTCATTTGAACTAAAATGCCGGACGAAGCATCATTGTTAGCACAATATACACTTTTAACTATGATCGCTCCATCACTAGGACAGGTAAGCACCGTAGCTTTATTTACATCAGCTTGTTTAAAACCTTGATTTTTATATTGTATTGTCATGCCATGAAATAGTTAAAAGCATCTTGCTCATTTTTTAAATCTTGTTGAAAAGAAAAATTAAGTTGTTGTTTCATGGTAGTTAAAGACTCTATGATCTGTCTTTGATTGTCTACCTCGTATTCTGGTTTTGGTTCGGGTATGTAATTAGTTATTTTAGCCATTATAAAAGACCGTATTTTCTCTCGCTATCTATTTGTCTATTTTTCTCTATCTGCTCTCTAACATCTCTTGGTGCAGTGTCGATTCTATTTTGTCTCTCTTGTGTTATTAAATCTTGTAACTCTTTTGTTTTTCGATCAAAAGCTTCTATGTCAGCACCTGATTTTCTTAACCTGTCTCTAGTTTTTTGACTAGTTCTGGTAGCAATTCTTTTTTCTAAAGCTCTTTGTAATCCAATGTTTGTTGGTTGACCAAATCTTCCACCACTTACTCCATATAAAAGACCACCTGAAACAGGGTTGTATCCTTGCATAGGACCAGAAGCAATTCTACCAATATTATCTAAACCAAATTTACGCCCATAAAAATCTTGAATTGGACGAACTCTATTATCAAAAGGTTGTATTCTATTTAAAAGAGCTGGTACTATACCTCTAAAACCTCCCTCTAAATTTTGACCTCTTGTAAAAAATAAACTATCAACTGTGTCTGGGACAACATCCCCAGTAGTAAATATTGAGGACCTTTCAGGTCTTCCCGCTTCTAAATTTTGTAACATTAAATTAGGATCATCAGCAGGTTCACTTGTTGTATCCATCTCTGCTAGATCCACAGCTCCTTCATTTCTTGCTATCAGACCCCTTACCAGCTCGTCATTTGCAAAAGGTTCTGGTGTTTTAAATAAGGCTGGGTTTCTTCTTATTGGAAAAGTTCTCATTTCTCCCAAAGCTAAAGCTCCTTGATCTATAGGTAAAGAGGTTATACCTGAACCTCCAAATTGCTCTAGTAAAGTAGTTCCGCCAGGCAACGTAGAACCGTAAATTGAAAAACCATCAATGGGCACATCTCTGTATCCAATCCCACCTTCGCTGGTTATAAACTGTTCTTTTAATTTACCGTCAGCTCCTACAAACTGCATTGTTATCTTCTCCCGTCTGGTTGAGCATCTAATCTAAGAGTTCCATATCTCCATGTCTCTCCCACAGATTCATTTTCTATTCTAAGAGAAACTAATCTTCCTCTTGCCCGAGTATCTACCTTATCAGTTGTTGATGTAACTGTAAAGGGTCCAAGTGGAGAACTTACTGGAGTATCATCAGGAAAATCACTCACAAATAAAGTTATTTTAGCGCTGCCCTCTTGGTATTTAAAATCAGGTATAAATCTTTTAACAGACATAATAAACTCACCGTCCCCTCTAAAATCAGCCAATCCTGTTTGTTGGCCTAGTGGGCTTCTTCTTGCCGTGATATCATAATCTCCGGATCTAATAAATGCAGGTATAGCGGTCGTGGCTGTGCTATTAACTTGATCAGTTCCTGTTTCATGTTCGTAATAAATAGAGGCTCCGTATTTATTCGTTATCCCTAAAATATCTGGAAACAAAGGGGTTGAAGTTTGATCGTAATCAGTAGCGTATGGTTTATCAAAGACACCCTGATCTTGATATGTGGTTCTATCTAAAGTAGAAGTAGTCCAACAATTTTCTGAGTAATTATATGTTACACATCTATCAATTTGATCTGATCCATCTTTTGGATAGAACCAGTTTACCTCAGTATATAAATTATTTGGACCAGCAAAAATAACATCACTAGAACCAAAGTTTAATCCTAAGTTATCTCCATCTGTTGTAAAAACAAAATCTTCTACTAAAGATGGTAAAGATTTAACTGTTCCATCATACGCAAAAAATCCTCCTTGAGTTCCCATCCAGAACACGGCTCCATTAACATACGTGGCTGCGTGTTGACCTATGCATCCACAATTTGTACCTACTTGTCTGACTGAAAAAGTAAAAGGTGGACCAACAAATTGAACAACGTACGCAGCTAAGTCTGTGATTACAAAAACATAATCTTTACCTTGAAGAGCTGCTCTAATTTCATTACCAGTATCTAATCTAAAAGTTCCCGATGTATTGGTAGCTGTGGGAGCGTAAGTATTTAAATCTTCTTGATTGGAAAATCTTACAAACATGGGATCTTGCGTAGCTGGTGTTCCAATAGTTGTTTCCGTTCCAAAGTGAAATAAATGTCTATCTCTGTCAGATACTAATGTAAATCTAGTGGCTGTAGGATTGTTTGTAGTTTGAAAGTTTGAAGTTGTTTTAGAAGCTCTGATTGTTCTAGCATTAGAGGCTCCAGCATTCCAAGTAAAAGTTTGTCCGTTAAATATTGTAGCTACTAATACTTCACCAAAATTATCAAGACTCCAGTTTCCTGGATCCAGAACCACGTCACTTGTTGCTCTAGCCGTTCCCCAAGTTGATGTATTCCATGTGGATGTACCCCATCCATATCCTGTTGTTTGTGTGGTTGGCCCTACGATAACATAAGGATTAACAGTTGCAGCTCCCGCTGCAGTCATTCCAGAACCTGTTTCTACGCTGGCTGCTTGTATTGTAAACTTATCAATATCAGGGACAGTTAATATTTCATAAGTTTTTTGTAAATCTGCAGCTGTAAATGCACTGGCTCCAGTGACTGTTACAGCAGATAAGGTGATATATCTACCTACTTCTAATCCGTGAGATCCTTTATTTATTGTAACAACGTTTGAGTTATTTACAGTGGTGATAGTGCACCCTGTAATTGCTGTATCTAAAGGACTAATATCGTAAAAATCATTTCCGTAATATAAAAACAAACCTTGTGATGTTCCAATCGCTGCATATTTTTCTCCTGTAAAACTAGAAAAAGCTACTTGTGCTCTACCAGCACCTGGAAGAGTTTTGTTAGCTGCGGTTAACTGAAGCCATCCACCTATTTTTTCTGGCAGACCATATCTAAATCTAACAAAATCACCATCAGTCCATTGACCTTCGGCCCCTGATTCTGTGTCTTGTTTGTTAAAACCAGCCTTGAAATTTAATTTTTGTAGCATATAGTGGGTTATATAATACTTTTTTAAAGAATGAAAGTAACATAATTATGGACCATTTAGAAGCCATTGTTGAGTTAAACAATATAATAAACCCTGATTTTTCTCAAAAAATAATTTCTCTCATAGATAAGAAAGCAGATAAGAATCTTACAGTTGGTACAAGGGGCGATGTAAATACAGAGATAAGAAATGTAAAAGGATATTCATTAAATTTTGATACTCCTACAAATGTTTTTTATTGGAATTTTATAAAAACAGAAATAGAAAGATTATATGTTCATTA